TGAGTGGTATCCCGAAATCCGAAATCTGGAATTGCACCACGATGCTGTCTCCGGTCCCACTGTACGTCACGTGATTGATATTTGGCGCTATATGGCTCAAATCGTCGTTTGTTTTGAATGGGAGGCCATCGACAAAATTGAATGTGACGCCCCCGACAACAGCTTGTAGCGTTATGCCGTTTGTCAGAGCGGCATTTATTGATCCGTATCCGAATATCTGAAAGTTCGTGGTCCCGGATATATGGATTATCATCGACTCGATCGTAAACCCTTTACCGGCGGGAACGACGATCTGGAATGTCTGCGGAGTTGTTGCGTAATTGCCGTTGGCGTTTTTGGTTCCAGAACCGTCTCCTACGGTATCCAGATACCTATACAACGGAACGAGGTTTCCGGCATTCGCCATCTGTGCAAATAGCATCATCACAATCAATATGAGCTTTTTCATTCGTACCACCCATCGAAGTAACACGTGACAGTCACGTTGGCGTTTGACGCATCACTTACTGCGTTCACCCGTATGTCCATTGTCGCCGGAACCTTGATCGGTATAGGGAACGGGACCGAGATGCTGCTGTTCACGCTGGACAGTTCTTGCTGTAGCAGGGGTACATTTGCAAACGCAACGCCGTCATGCGAAGTGGCCATCAATGTTACGTTAGTGAAATGCGCTCCGGTCACTGCCCCCGTGGATATTCCGAATGCATAAATATAGCCCGTTTTCCCGGCAGGAATGGTGAACACGGAAGACCGCGATGTCTTGTACCCTGCGGAAATGTACGAGTACGTCGTCGCCCCGCCAACTGCCTGCAACGAAATGTTCCCCGCCGCCGATGCGCTAAACCCCGCAGTGGTATTGGCGTGCATGCCATTTACCCGGAGGATATTCGTCGGCGTTGTGAGTACCGGAGTCACGCCATTCAACGTAACAACGGTCGTCTGAGCATTGTAATTTGTGTCCAGATAATGAATTGTCACTGATCGGATGCCGCTACCCAGAGCCGCGTCATTCGCGCTGGTTGACACTACTTGCATCTGGATAGGAGACGCGGGCGAAACATAGGTCGTTCCGAATTCAATCACATCGACCCGTGTGCTGTTTACGCCGGTTGTTCGGCCATCTATCGCGAATGGCGTTTTCCCAGGATATATGCCGGTAGCAATTGCCTCAAGCTGTAGATACGGCGGTGCGGTAGGAGTGGCAGTTTGTTGTACGGATAGCGGCGCTGAAGCCGAAACCGCCGAGCCGCCTTGCAGTAGGTAAGCCGGCATCGGGTTTGTCGCTGACACAGCGGATCCCGACGCCCACGCTTGAGTAGCTATCGCACCCGTCGAGTGGTCAACGAACGGCGCCGAAGCATTCCCCGTGGACGAATCGACACCCGTAAATTGAAGCGCATTAATATTCGCCTGATTAGGCGTAGCCGCCCACGCCGACAATGCGACGGACAACGCCAATACCACAGAAGAGATGCGCTTCATAATTTATTCCTCAGTCCATTCAATCCCGAGGTACATCCCGAACCCGGACGGTATCGTCTGCCCGTTCAAATTGAACGCTGCGCACTCGTTGACTCCGCGCAATACCAAGGCGCGATTGTTGCGAATGCCAAAATCCTCGATCCAAGGCATCCCCGGATATCCAGTTGTGGCGGCTGCGGGCAACGCATAGTGATCGCCGGTAAACAAAACGCCAGTGCCCAGCGCGGAAGGATTGGCCGAATATTTTGCGACCACCGCCGTAGGTGCCGGATCGGTGCTATCCATCTGCGCCGCAGCAACGACTGCCGAGGTGCCGCCCGTATCAAGCGCAGTTCGTTTATACACGTAGAAGTCGATCACACTGGCTGCCGTAGCGTCCGCCGTGGTTTGGATGCGCATCACCCGCACAGTTTTTGTCGCAGACCCGCATAGCGTGGCAACGTCCGTTGCTGTTGCAGCCACCGTTTCATCGGCAATCTGCACACGATACGACGCCTTCGTTCCTTCGCTGTTTACGTACTGTTCTCCAGTCGTATGATCGGTCAGAATCGCAGTCGCGTTTCCAGTGGTCGAGTCGATCCCGGTATAAACGACAGAATTGATGTTTGCCTGCGGCGTAGCGGCGAATCCCATGAAGCTGACTGCCGACAGAATTAAGGATGCTGCGATGATGCGTTTCATAATTTGCTCCCATCGATGAAGAGTTGATCAATTTGGGCGGGTGTCAAACCGAGCGACGCCGCCATTGTTTCAAGTAACGGGTCGGTGCGCAGGTAGGACTGCGAGAATTCCCATTCATCCTTCGTATTCTGGTCAGCAGCCGTGACCGCTGCTTCAACTTGCGCGCGGAGATTGTGGGCCGTCAGAACCTTTCGGATCTGTTTCGGGGTAAGCGATTGCGGAACGGTCGGTGCGGGCGCGGCGGCTGGCGTAAACACACCATTCGCGTAACTATCGCCGATACCTGCCGTATCGGAACGAATCCAACCGTTCGCTTCGGCGGTGCTGTCGTCGGCTTCCACAGTGTTCGTGACAACACCTTGGGTAATGATTGCGTATCGCATGTTAGTTCACCTTGTAGATTGTTACGCGGACTTCGCCACGAGCGCCAGCACCGCCTGCACCGCTGCCATTGGCTGCCCCTCCCCCAGCGGGGGCGATTCCGGGATTTCCAGACATTGCCCCACCTGACCCTCCGTATAAAGATACTCCTCCGGCACCGCCGCAATTGGAAGTGATTCCTCCACCACCTCCCCCGAACGTAGAACTCCCGCAGCCGCCGCCTCCGCCCCCCCAAAAACTAGAACCAGCTAATGCACTATTACTCCCTCCTCCCCCACCGTCCACGGCGCCATCCGTATTTGCCGCCGCCGTTCCTCGGGAAGAATAACCTGACCCTCCCGTACTACCTGACCCAGCAGATTGAGTGCCTCCACCGCCACCTCCTATACCTAGAGATGCGGCTCCTCCGGCCCCTCCATACGCGTATAAATACGGGGTCGTCCCAAATGAGCTATTTCCACCATTAGATCCTGCTGAACCAAACGCCCCCGCCCCACCAGAACCAACCGTGACTGTTTCCGACGAATTAAGCTGCGATGCCATGAATCTTCTCTGATTATATGCGCCGCCGCCTCCACCTCCACCGGCGCCGCCGCCACCTCCGCCCCATATCTCAACTTCAACCACCTCATTCCCGGTCAACCATGAAGGTTTTATCCAGGCCCCACTCGATGTGAATACCTGCCGCACCTGAGATGCCACTGACACAGGCATGTTATAACTCGACCCGTACGTTGACGTGACAGAAGTACCGCTAGTGACTGCGGTTCCAACCAAAACTAAAGGTGTAGCGATAAACGAAGACCCATTGCCAACGTACGTCATCCCCGTCACCGCGTTGATCGTGATTTGACCACTCACAATGGACGGGGTGAACAGACCCTCCGCCTGAACGACTGGCGCCAACGTAGTGAAACCGGTCGTCAATGCACCATTCAGCACCGTGACATACAGATAGTTCGTGGTCGAATTCGTCAATCCCGTCCAAGTCAGATTCGTCGTGCTCGTTCCGACTACATTATTCTGACCCGACGTGTTGAACCCGTTCTGCGCCGTAACGACGAGCGGGTTCGTTTCGCCCGCCCATCCAGTGCATCCAACACACGAAGTACTGACGAAGTTAATCGCCGTACCACCTGGCGTCGTCGAAATCTCAAATGAGTTGGCCGAATACCCCGCAGCGAGAACGTAATAGACAACCCCCGCGCTCACTCCAGTCGGGAATGACGAACCGGTGAATGATACCGCTTGCCCGACGATCAAATTATGCCCTGTCCAGTTCACAACACCAGGCGAAGCGACTGGCATCGTAACACTCGCGCTATGCGATGAGTTTGCTGCGATGTTCACAGTTGTCAGATTCAACGTGGCCGATGTCTGCGGCAGGTACGCGGGGCGACCAAGAACGTCAGTCGGCCCCAAAAGGATCGTCTGCCGGCCGGTTGTACCTACGGCCTGCCACGTTGCGGATGTGGGGCTAGTAGCGGTAAGCGATTGCCCTGCTGTCGGAGCGACGGCGGTATTTACCACAACGGGTGAAGTAGTGGTTGCCAGGCTATTCGCCGTCGTGGCACTCCCCGCGCTCGTAGCGGCAGGCACCGTAGTCGGGTTCATCAATTGCAACTCAGTGCCGTCATCTTCCAATATGAGCAATTGACCAACGCCTATGTCGCCGGCCACCAACGCATTCGAGCCGAATTTGGTTATCAGCCGAGCCCCGAGACTGTTGATGTTGATCGTAGCAGACCCAGTATTGGCAGCAGATGCAACAATCTTCCAACGCTGCCCCGCTGCATACGCTGCAGGCGCGATGATGGACGTTCCAGCCAAAGCGTTAGCCGTGCCCGCTGACACACCAAGCCAAACGAAACTGTCGTTCTGAACCTGGCTGGCAATCACACCTTGGGAGAGCGAGGTCGCGCCTGGGAATTGCTGTCCGGCAGTAAAAGTGTTTGATGCCCCCAAAGACGCCGCGTTGCTATTCACATTGGCGACGATCTGGTTGAAGTTGCCCATGAGCTTCGTCGCGTCCGCCGGCTGGCCGTTCTGGATGTTATTCGGCAACGGATTGATGATCGTAGCGGCATGCGCCGAAGCGATCAGGAGGGGAATTAGAATCAGTCGTTTCATATCATGCTCCGTTTAGTATCCGATGCACTTGACAGAAATCACAGCGCTTGCAGGCCATGCCAATGCAGCAGCAGTAGACTGCGTATAGTTAGTAATTGTAATGGACGTTGTGCTTGTTGGTGCTGAGTACATCACTGCGCCTGCTTGCGGTGCGCCATTAGGCATCACAGAACAAGCCCATCCAGTCGTAGCCGCCGGCATTGTAACCACGCCGCTAGATGCAGTGCCTCCAGTTCCTACGTTAATTGTGAATGCGGCGGTTCCATTGTTTGCTGTAACTGATGGGGACGTGCCGAATCCGCTTGCAATGGCGGGTGCAGTGGAGCTTGACAATAGCGCAGTCGAAGCCAAACTACCAATAGTGGTTTTGCCAGTTCCAAGATTATTGTCCGCGTTTCCTTGGTTATAGAATCCGAGTTTTCCAGCACCAGCAGTCATCCCGCTCACGAAACCGTAGTTATTTGTCGCGCCGGTCATGTCGCCAGCAAGAAATGCCTCTTGAGTAGTTACTGTGGAACCCGCCCCAATAGTTCCTTGGTCTGCGCGATAATGCACTAACTGGGCCAGTGTAAATGTAGTAGCCTGTGTGCTCGGGCCAGTAGAGAATATATTGTATCCACTGGTCACATCAGACTGCACAGTCTGTGCAGCACGTGTCCCATACATTGTCACATTGCCAGTAGAATTACCGCCAATCTGAAGTTTACTATTAGGTGCTGTAGCACTAGGAACAACTCCTAAACCAACTGCACCATTAAGATAATTTGCAGCAGTGCCATCCATGTACAGATTGAATGCGCCGCTGGCTGCTGCTAATGAACCACGAAAACCGTAGTTACTTATTCCGCCATTCAGACCACTGGTAGCCCAGAAACCTTCCTGTCTAGTAACAGTAGAACCGGCACCGATAACATTCTGTAATGCGGTAAATCCAGAGAGATCAGCCAGCGTGAATGCAGCCGCTTGGGTTCCAGAAAAAGACGCAAACATATCAGCGCGATTGGTAACATCCGATTGAGCCACTCCGTATGATTTAAAACCTATGCTGGAGGCATTGCCGGTAATTGGTGCATTAATCCTAAACGAACCCTCTGCTCCCCCTAACGTGTCTATTCCAATAGATTTAATGAATTTTCTTGTTGCGGTTGACGTGTCTGTGAGAATTCCACTAGTAATCTCATCGACACTTACAAGTTGAGAGAAATTTCCAGCGAATGTTATTCCATTTCTATATGTATTCCCAACAGAGGATACTGTTGAGTTACTTACACCAGTGATAGAAACTGCACTTGCGAAGGTGTTATTTGCAAGCTGCAAAAAGTTTATTTGAGATGCAGGTGCCAAAGTGAATGAGCCAGCAAATTGATTATTTGATATTAACCATTCATTGACCACAGATGCTGGATCGAGATTTACAATTGGAGCAGCAGTAAGACCAAATTGATTATTTACCAACTTTACTCGACCAATGTTGGTCCAAGTGGAATCAGAAACAATGCCGAAATTATTTGCTTCAATATGACAATTTGAAAATTGCCATATCACATTATCAGATATAGCTCCTGGTATTCGATTTGAAAACTGAATCAGGGCGTTTGCTTTGATACTATTTCCTTGATTGAACTGAGAATTCGATACAAGCAAAGTATTCGGACCTGCTGCGGCATTCGTAGTTGAACCTCCAGTCACCCGAATATAAGCGTTTGAAGTTTGATCGGCAGTGCCGTTGCATCCGAATCTTGAATTGATAATGCGCAATTCAGCCATCGTGTCTTGCACCACATGGGCATCAGTGATATTGCAAGTGAATATGAACTCAGCATTCGTAGAAATTCCTGCGCTAATCCCGTTGCTCTTGAAATAAAATCCGATATCGTGACTGACAGAATTCACATCACGAAGAATGGCGTTGTACGTGTTCTGCACCAACACCCCGACAGAGCCAACTGGATGTGTCCCAGCAACGCGCGTCACCGTCAAGCCTATCAGCGAAGCGCTTCCATTTGCCGCAGATGCGCCGCCCACCGTAACGCAATTGGCGACTGCCAATGCGCAAGTCACAGTCGCGCCAGTAGCGGGACTGGAAGGTGCGAATCCTAAACCTCTCAACACATGGCCTGCCGGAATGGTGATGCCTGTTGCCGTGTACAGATTGCACGAAGCGGGAACGATGACCTCAGCACTTGCAGTGAGGGCGTTCGTTACAGCAGTAGTGTCGTCGGTAGAACCATTGCAGGCCGCGCCGAAATCCAGGACATTGACGGACTGCTGATTCTTAGACTGAACAGTCTGTGTAATCGCGCCAACACCAGAAGCAGCATATCCGACAAGCGATGCCCCGGAGGCAGACGATAACGCTACTCCACTCACACTAACAGATGAAGCGGCCAACGTGGTGAAAGCCCCTGCCGCCGGTGTCGTCTGGCCAATCGGAGTGCTATCCTCGCTGGTAGCTTGAAGCGTCGTAAACTTCCCTGCCGCCGGTGTCGTTTGACCAATCGGAGTGCTATCCTCGCTGGTAGCTTGAAGCGTCGTAAACTTCCCTGCCGCCGGTGTCGTCTGGCCAATCGGAGTGCTATCCTCGCTGGTAGCTTGAAGCGTCGTAAACTTCCCTGCCGCCGGTGTCGTTTGACCAATCGGAGTGTTGTCGATCGCCGCCCCAATGATGGTTCCGCTGGTTATGTGCGCATTCTGAAACGCGGCGTTCAGATCGGATGCCGTTAGAACGGAATTCGGCTGGAACGGAAATCCGGCAGCCACACATTGAACGGTAAATAACAAGCCGGTAACTAGAGCAACAATTCGTTTCATGACGCACCTCATGACAAACTGGACTGATCCAGTATGAAATTCGTATCCAAACGATTCCCGGCGGGCGGGAGATTTGGGGGTAATATTCCGCTCAATGTTACAGGACGGAGTGAGTAACCGCAATCTTGGTATTTGGCTTTAAACTTACCTATTGTGACGAGCGACGCGCTGGTTACAGAGATACTTATGCTCAGTCGATCCCATACGATAGGGACGTTCCACGCCACATCGTATCGACGGGGGGTATTGATCGCAGATTGATATAAAGTTCCGTCACCCCAATGGAAGGTTCCCCACGTTACTGCGGAAGCCCCCGTGACGACATTTGCCGAAGCGATCACATCTCCGTCCGCATCATTCGCAGATATTGCGAAATTCGCCGACAATCCGCCGGATGCGACATCGAGTGACGATTCCACAGTTTGCTTGAATTCCATCCCTTCATCGCTATGAACAAAAGCAAACGTCAGAGTCGATTGAAATCCAAATCCGTTGTCGGTGTAAATAGAACTTAACGAGGCGTCGTTTGACGGACTGTTGAACAAGGCGGCGCCTGTACCAACCCCAGATACGATGAAGGAGTTGTTGTGCTGAGAAGCGCAATCGTAGGTGAATGTGTGCGGCCCAGACCAACGCATGCGCCGGATATCGAACCAATAGTCATTCGTAACGTTCGCACCGTCGATGATAGTGATTACGCATACACGATAGATATTTCCAGCAAATGCCCCGGCCGTGCGCGTTGGCATAGTTGAATTTTGAAATGGCGTGCGCACGTCCGAGGCCATGCCGCTCGGATGGCGCAATTCCGCCACTGTTCCGGCCCCGGTTACGAGATACGGCGCATCCTGGCTGACGAAAATCGTCCCGATTGGTGTTTGCGCGACGCTGCGGGGGTGTGGGCATCCAACAGTCAGCGACAGGAATCCGAGCGTCAGGGTGCCGCCTACGGTATCCCCCGTGACCATCCATACAGAATTAGCCTTGAACACGATGAGTGCGGAAGTGATGCCTGAACTTGTCGTCTGTAAGGGTAGGCCTATTTGTGCCGTAACGTTCGTCACGTCGCCAATCGTTAAAGTCGAATTCAAGTTCGTTATTACCAACGGACTGAGCGAATCGCTACCGTACAATTGATTCCCGATTGCGTAATACGCCCGGTTGTTGTAGTTCGCCACGGAGGTCGGCACGGAAGGCAACAGATTCGTCGAAGTATTCGATGAACTCCAAGCGGGGGCGCTCGGGTTGCTGATGTCCAAAACTCCGAAGAAATTTGATCCGACCCCAGAGAAACCGGGATGCGTGATAATCAGCTTCTTTGCCACGGATGCCATTGTCGGCGGTGTCCAGGCTCCGCTAGACGCCGGGCTGGTCGGCACATTGGCTGAAGTCACGCCGGTTATCGTGATGAACGTCTGTGTGATGTTATTAAACGCGAAGGGCTCATCAAATCCGGCATTGCGCGATGAAGCGATCATGCCGTAAGTGATGTCACCAATCGTTTGCTGTATGGAAATGAACCCGGCCGCGCTGAAAGTCGCGAACGTAGTCAATGGCAGGCCAACGCCGGGACGAGCCACGACGCGGTCATGACTGGATGATGAGAAAATAAAATTCGATAGCGAACGGCACGCCCCCGGAAACGCACTCGTTTCGTCATATGCGTCGGTCAACCCTTGCGGGCTGAATTCCAGAAGTTTGGCGTTACGGATCATGTCATGGTTTCCAGCTTGTTGCGAATCCGAACCGTTTCAATGCGGGTAATTGCTTCAATAATCTACCAGCGCCGATGTCGGTGCGATAAAATGGTGAATTCGGTATTCTTATCTGTTTCACCGCAGCGTATGCGGATTTCCGAGCCTCTTCTATGGTTTTACCCAACCCGGTGACCACGCAAGGGTAAACATCCGTGGCGACCAGATTCGGAATCCGTTTGATTTTCCCATCAACCATGACTGGCACATCTGCTTCCAATCGAGCTTCGGAAAGATGCACGTGGCCCATGTCCGTCGCGTTATAGAGCGGAATTCCGTCGAGGTCTTTTCCAACCACGTGTTGATATGGGAATGGCGGAAGCGGCACGACGACGCTAACCGAAGTTGCGTCTTTACGGACGCGCAACGAATCCACGCCGTTGATCAGATCAACCATCCATTGCATCGGGTCGAGATCGGGGGCCAACAGCGATTGAATGTTGTGACGGATAGGCCACCCATCGCGAGAAATGGTGAGTTCCATGGGGCATATCTCACCCGTGGTCTTTTCGATCATGACGGCGTTATCGACGAAACCGACATAGCCCAATTCGTGCAATTGCGCAGTGAGTGGTAATAGGGCTTTTTCGGCTAATTTGGATTTGCGGACGGGGCGGACTGCGGTCCCTAATTCCCCCGTATTCGGTCCGAGATCCCCCGTGCATAACTTTTTGTACTCGAAATTCTCAAAGAACGTTTCATTCCATCCGTGCGGCCCAAAATAGCCGCCAACGGCCATTTCCATGCCGTCGATCTTTTCCTGAAGAATGAAGCCGTCCTTTTTCGCCATCTTGCGATACTCAGGATTCTTGTTCCAACGCTCCAACATGAATATGAGGTCGCCGGCATCATTGGCCACGTAAGTCAGCGCCTTATCTGCGTCACCAGAGGGTTTCGACACGAACGCCTTACCTTCCTTTTCAACATAACGGATCGCCTCGCCATAATCACGGAATGCTTTGCTCTGCAGTATTTTCATCCCCGCTTTCTTCATGGCTACCTGCCCCGCATCGCGCTCGACTTCCAATTTCGCCGCCGCAGCGTTCGCATTGAACACGGGGTAACCACGCAGACGATACGGTTCCAGCATATCAATGTACTCGACATTGTCCGGCACGTAGATGAGATCCGCCGCGTCAAGCCATTTCGCTCGAATCTCGCCGAAATTCTTGACTTTCGGCACCAACCCCTCGCCGGCACGACGGGGCTTCCCGTTTGACATCGGCTTATCCCACCAAATGACCTTGTGCCCTGCGATTTGGCAACGCATCGCTAGGTCTAAACAATTCGAGGCGGTGTCGAGGATTACGATGCGCATTTATTGTGCTCCGGTTTGTTGTTGATCTTCCTGCCCCAGTCCGCGCAGTGTGACCGCCACCGAGCGCAAACCGTGTGCAATCAGATGGTCATCGAGCGCCTTGGCGGCATTAGCGGTCCCGTTCGCAGAATACTCCGCGATTGACCTCGCCAGTTCAGGATCAAATACTGCGCTTTTCATCAAACGATCCACCTCATCGGCACGCAGCTTGTTCCACCACCGCGTGCCCATCAATGAACTGATGTACGACGACCCTGCGCGTTTCTGCAAAACACCTTTAATATCCGACACCGCTTGCGGAACAGTAGTGCCGAATTTCGACAGGACATCACCTTCGCGTTGATATTGAACGTAGCCTGGCGGACGAACACTTTCGGCGATTTCGCGTGCTTGCGCAATCGTTTTCAAATTGGCGTATTGCTTCGTTCCGAGAATTTTCTTCAACGCCTTCTCATTCGTGGTCATGAACTCGGTTGCATTCGGTGTCCCAAGCGCCTGCTCCATCACGCCACGCGCAACGTCTTTGCGGGATTCTATTCCGGTGTTATCCAGGATCGTCTCAAGATATTTCGGCGACTTGATCGCATTCGCGATGATCTTCGCCGGATTCTCTTCTTTCGCTGCGGAAGCCAAAGTACTGCGAGCTAGCTGTGTCTGACCGGCCAGCGCACGGTTGGTATTCTCCTGCAATGACCGCGTCGCGCTCGCCACATTCTCAATTTTCTTGCGGGTGTCCGGCACGACTGAAAGCGGTTCCTTGTAATCTCGAAGGAAACCTTCCAATGCGGTTTTCGAAACCTTGCCATCCCGAACAACTTTCTTGGAAAGCATGTCGAATACGCCATTTTCCAGTAATTGCTTGCCGCGCGGGTCGCCGCCGGACGCATTAAGAAACTCTGTTACGCCCGACGGGTCGCCGCGTTTGAAGATCAGCGATTCGGTAAGTTTGGCGTTTTCCGTTGCCGGCCCAAACCGACCCTCCTTCAAAACCTCGGCACCGACGCCACGCTTGAACATATTCGCGTATTGGTCACGGTAGTAGGCATTTGCGGTTTGCAGCTTCTTGCCGACTTCACCATATTCCGGTTTCGCCATTTCATCGAGCTTGGTGCGAAGCAAATCTCGGAGGGAATTGACTGCGGGCAATTTTTGGGCGGCTTGCAGGTCGCCGGCGGACGCGGCGGTCCCCAGAGTGCGCGCCTCACGATTAGCCTCTCGATACAGCGACTCAAATTCGCCATAACTCGCCATGGGCGGTTTAGCCTGGGCGGTTGGACGGCTGAATATGCGGCCTCCCGATGGTGTCGTTTTCACTGCTGCTTCGGCCGCCGGTGCTGGCGCATATTGGCGAAGAATCTTCCCGAGAATGCCTGGGTCATCCTGAAATCTGCGGAAGTCGCTGCCGACGCTCGATTTAGCCAAATCCGCAACATCCGACATGTTGACTTTCACACCTGCTTTATCGGCAGTGTCGCGCACCTCGCGATAGAGCGTGTCCGCCTTCTGGCGCGCGATGCTCATTCTCTCAGCAACTAACTTGCGCTGCTGATCGCCTATGCTCTCAATATCGCCGCGAGGTAGCGAGGCGGCCAGCTTGCGTTCTTGGCGATCAAGTCTTTTCAACCCCTCGTCGAAACTGCGCAGGCGGTTTCCGTAGATGTATTTTAATTCATCCTGAGCGCTCCAATCCGACGCGGGGAATCGCGACTCAGAATACCGGCGGATCGCTTCATTCAGCCCTTGCTCGCGCTTACTCGCCAATTCCAGCATCTCGGGGTCGGTAGAAGCGAAATGTTGTTCCATGGATTTAATCGCCGGCGAACCGGTGACACGACCTAGCGTAAGGCTTTCGCCGAATCCGGGGATACGCCTCGACAAATCCTGAGAACGTGCGATTGTTTGCCGCGCGGCTTCCGTTTCTAGTTGTGGCTGCAGACGCCCGGCCGCAATCTTTTTGGCCTGTTCCTGCTGTTCGGCCGCCATCTTTGTCAATTGTTCTTCGCGGGATGCCTTGGTCAATCCAACAGGGATGCCCGCCTTGCTTACCCAATTTCCACCTTTCACTGCAGCGTCGATCGCTTTCTGAACCAACATTGGGCCGGTCATGCTCCCGAGAGCTTCCCCGATAGCTTCATTTCGCGGGCTCGGGCCGCCGAACAAATCGGAACCGGCCAGATATTTGCCCATGGTCATGCCTTCACCCGATAATGCGGTTCCGGCCAATTCTTTCGCTAACGCAACCCCGGGCGTCGCAGACCGCGCTACCACCCCGGCACCGGGCAGCACATTCATGCCCGCCATTTCTGCGATATTACCCCCGACTTCGACGGAAAAACTCGGCTGTCCGGTCGCATCACGAGGAATCGGTTTGTTCGGGTCATACACGCCAGCACTTGTGACGGCACGACTGTACTGCTCGGTAGCCGGGAATTGGACGAACCCGCCGCCAGGCGTTCCACCGAGATCGCCCAGACCCAAAGCGCGGGCGTAGGGACGAAGCGGCATGTTGACCACATCAGCGGCCAACGGCCCAATTGCCGGGAGTCCGGCGAGACCTTTGCGGAATTTGTTCTGCAGGTAATCCAATACGCCGCCTTCTTCGGCAGCAGGAGTCGGCGCGGCGGGCGTAGGCGCCGATTTGACGCCAAACGCCATGTATTTGCCTTCGGCATTCTTCGCGACCTTGTCAACCGGCGTCCAATCCCCGTTAACAAGGGCTTGATACTCGCCTTTCTCATTCTTCGAGACTTTCTCGACTGGCATCCAATCTGCCATGATCACTCCTGTATGGTGAAACCTGCGGGTGGTGCCGGAGCGTTGCTGGCGCCGCCAGAAGGCGCGGCAGGCTGCCCTGTGCCGCCAAACGGATCTTGACGCTCCATCAGTTCGGGGTCAAAACCGAACGTCTTCGCACGTTTCTTATAAACGTCGTTGATATTCTTGCGCGCGGGCTCGAACACGCTCTTGTTCATTTGGTTGATCATGTCCTTGATCATCTTCCGGTCATCGGCGGAATATTTGCCAGACAAGAATCGGTTCAGCGAATTGGCGAAGCGTTGCTCGATATTACCGAAACTCTTGTTGTCGCCATACTGCTGATTTGTGCTGCGCGCGGCGTTCAGCCATTGGACAAGGTCTTTCTGCACCTGAACTGTTGATGCCGGGTTGCCGCTATCCAGCATGGAAATCATTTCTGCACCACGCTGCTGCGCCGTGCCGATCGGTTTAAGTTCGGCGACTTGCTGCGCGGCCATTTGATTGAAATGCCCGGCATTGCCTCCCAATCCGCCACCCGCGCCAGGCGGGGCGGTAATTTTGCGGGTTTGTCCTGTTTTCTCGTTCGTCTGAACCCAGACGCCGCCCAATTGGCGTGGCTCGGACCAATCGCCTTTTTCGCGCGCCGCCATCTGGGATTCGATGTTGCGTTGCTCAAGCGCGTCTTTCTCAGCCTGGCGACGCATTTGCATCGCGTCAGCGAATTTGGCGCGCTCATTGGCAACATACCCCGCAATCGCCCGTCCCGAGGCACCCTGTTGCTGCATGGCTTGCGCGCGGGTCTGCAGGTACGATTCGAACGTGGCAGGATCGAGCGGATCACGCGATGGCTTCCTTGGCAATTGAACGGAAAGATTCGGTGCGGCGCCGACTGGCATTTGTGCGGCAGGCGCGGTCGGCACGGGTTGCCAACGCGGAATTGGCGCTTGGGCGGGGGCTTGGCCGGGCTGCATCATTGGCACGGAGGCTTGACCTGGTGGGGGCGACTGTGGCATTGGTTGCGCTTGTTGTGCGAGCCAGTCCTGATAGCCCGAAGCGGACATGCCGGACAAAATGGCATCATCGCGCATCTGTTGTTGCGCTTGCTTAATTTGCAGATCCCGCATTTGCGCCTGCTGGTTAAGCTGCATTCCAGTCGATGCGCCGCCCACTGCCGCTCCCAAATTACCGAAATTCACGGTTTATCCTCCCGTACCGTACAGCGTTTGATAATCGGAGTACGAACCCGGCGAATAGAATTGCTGCGCCGCCGCGGTATTCGAACCGCCCCCGGTCGTATCGGTTTGAGTCGAATAGACCGGTTGCTGTTGATTCCGATACGCCCCATACGCCTGCGTACCGAATTGTGCCAGATTTGCGATGTTTTGTTGCTGCAATAGTTGTTGCTGATACGCTTGTTGGTTCGCTTGGGCCTGCGCTGCCTGGCCGAGACCGAGGTACGCATCCATGTTGTTGATGTTCTGCTGGTACGGTTGCAAACCACCCTGCATAGCCGCCTGATTCTGTGCCAACGCGCCGAATTGGTTCGCGGCGATATTCTGTCCAGCCTGATACGGCAAGGCGCCCGCCTGTTGCTGCAGCCCGATACCAGTCTGACCCATCCCGAGACCGGCGTTTGCTGCGTTCTGATACGCACCGAGACCGGCGTTCAGCGCATTCTGCCCCTGCATCTGGCGAGCCAATTGCTGATTCTGCCAGTTGATGTCGAAGTTGGCCAGATTTTGGTTCGCTACGGCGGCGCCGGCCGGCGATGCACCGAGACCGTACTGAGAGTTGGTCACATTGGATTGCTGTTGAACCTGATTCTGCAATTGATTGAACAGGGCGCTCTGCGGATCTTGCGCGGTATTCCAAATTTGCTGCCCGGCACCAAGCGCCTGTTGCCCCGCGCCCAAGGTCTGCATTCCGGCAGCCGAGGCGAACGGTGCGAATTCGCCAGCCGTCGCTCCAGCTTGGCCGGCAGCCGATTGCATACCCGCCGCGTACGGGTTGGCGTACATATTCGCGAACGCCTGATTCGCGTAATTCGGATCCATGCCGTAATACTGCCCGGCCTGGCCCATGTACCCGACATCGGCGCCATAAAGATTCTGCGCCATTGACCCCTGACTCGGCATCTGCGTGGCCGGATTCACCCCTGTCGCAGCCGCGTTGCTGCCGGCGTTTTGCGATGCCAGATACGATCCAGCCGCTCCAATCAATGCGCCTATCCATGCCATGATACTTGCTCCTTAAGGGTACAATTTTGTTGCTTTAAGGTCTCGGGGGTTATTAAACCGGCG